AAATTTCTTATATAAAATTGTTCTATAAACAGGGTATCTTTTTCCATTCTCATCAACCCATACTTTATTGGTTTTTATTTCTTCAGTAGAATATACATCTTCTGTTTTTTCTTTAGAATATTCATCTAAAGTAATACTTTTTTTATTGGCTGTTAAAATAAATCTTGTCCCTGCTGCAAAACTATTACCTCCATTTGCTGGTAATAAATCTATACTTGTAATATTTTCAAAAGATGAAGATGTTTGGCATCCACCTTGTCCGGAAAAACTATCTTTTACAAATGTTCTAGTAGTTTCAATACTCATTGTTGGATAGTCATTTGGTTTTAATAAAGATATTGTATATTTAATCATAGTACGAGATGTAGCAGAACTATACATACCTGAATTAATATAAAAACCATCTTTAGCTGGTCTATACCCTTGCCACAAATTACCTTGGCCATCAGTTTGGTCGCTATAAAATCTATAACCAAATCCATTTTGATAATAAATATTATCATTAATGTTATTTAATCTTAAATAAATATCACATACTTCATTAGTTATTCTACCAACACATAACAATTCGTAATTTCCACCATCACGTAAAATATCACATGGAATAGTTACATGGTTACTATCTTCTTTTAAAGTTAAATCATATATAACATTACTACCGTTTAGAATAGTACTTATGTCTTCTTCTGGAGTACAATACAACTCATTTTCGTTTAATTCTCCACTTTCTTTAGCTTGATTATATTGTTCTTGTGTTAAATAATTTATTGTTAATTTTTCTAAATTTTCTTCTGTCATTTAATACCTCCTAATTAATCTGTTGTTTTTGTATATTTGGCAAGTATTATAAATGGCACATTACCATAACCATTTTGTGAAATTCTCAAAACACCATTTAGTATCTGTAAGTTAGCATTATAAGAAGAACTTTCATATTTTGGTATAGTTGTTTTTATAGTTGGAGAACTATATATAGTACCAGTTAATAGAAAAAGTTCACCTATATAATCAGAAACTTTTATCATATCAACCCAACCACCAGCAGTGGAAGGCATAGTCCCTTTTATACATTTTCTATAAATTGGCCACTTTTTCCCATTTTCATCTATATAAACTTCATTTGTTTTTACTTCTTCTGTTGAATATACATCTACATCGTCATTGGTCCCGCCATTTCCAGCCACTACTTTACTTCCTAATGCTATCATTATTCTTCAGCCTCCCATCTTTTTATTGTTACTGAACTGCCAGCACTACCTCCACCACCAACACTTACTAAATCTTGACCGTTCCATGAATAAGTTGTTTGCTCATCAAAAACAATATATAATATCCCACTCATTGGAGTTTCGGCGTCGCCCCAATTATCATCAGTTGCAGTGTATATCTTTTTATTTTCAGTATTGTAATATTTATCGCCTGTGTTAAATTCTAATGGTGCTGTATCGGTAACTGCAATTAATTTAACATCTAATAAACTTGGTAATTCTTCTTTATATATATCTTCTATTGCACTATCCATATGATTTAAATTAGTGGCATTGATAGGAGTTATACCACTTCTAACAGCTGGTTCAACTTCGTATTCTGTACCTTCTACTACTACTTTAGCTTTTTGTAGTGTTACACCATCTTGCCAACCTACTTTTTGATAAGTTTTTATCATTTATCTTTCCTCCTAACTAAAAATCACGAAATATTTCCGTGAACTTTTAATGTGTAATCCAAATCTGGCATACCATTTAGTCCTATATGATATTCGCCATCATTATCTCTTAAAATACTAAATGCAACTTTACCATCACTTAAATAGAACACATTACTTTCAATAGTATTTAAAATATAATCATCATAACCATCAGAAACACTTAATTGTAAATCATAGGCTTTACCAATAGTAAAACCTTGACTTAAACCATCTAAATATATTGAAATATCAGTTAATGTAGCTTCTTCTTTATTTATTGTTAGCTTATTAGTATTAATAAGATACCATTCGCTCCAATCTGATGATGATCCAGTCTCTTTAAATCTATATTTAATTGATTTTATTGAATTGTTTTTTACACCAAAACTATAATTCCAAAATGTTAATCTCATATTTAAATATGTTGTTTCTTCTACACCGCTTTCTCTTTCGGCACTCATTGATATAAAACTTGGTGCAAAATAAGTTCTAAAATAAGGTATTGTTTTTGTAACAGTAGTTTCAAAACCTCTACTATCTATTGCAGTGATTTTTATTATATTAGTTGTACAATTTTGTAATGTCACTGTGATTTTATCATCAGAATAATTTGCCAACACTGACTGACTACCACATACAAAAGAATATCTTAATATTGATGCTCCTTTGTTTGCTACTGCTTTATTAGAAGGAGTAATAGTAAATGTTATTTTTGTCATACCATTGACAACAGTTTCATTATTACCAGTCATTTCTTGTAAATCTGTGGAATATTCAAAATCAGTAAATGTTGGATTACCGTTTACTATAGACATAGTTCTATCCAAAATAGAATAATAAGTATTGCCACCTAAAACTGTCCTAACATAAAATTTAACACTTAATGTATTACTATTTTTACAGGCATTACGTAAAACATCTTTTTCTTCATCAGTTAAATTAAACGTATAAGAACTACCTGTTTTAGAAATATCACGATATTTAATATCGTCTTTAGCTCCAGTCAACGAAATACAAGCAGATAAGGAACTAACGCTATTACCAGCACTATTACTATAATTAATAGTTGGATTTTGCTCATCGTTAAAATTAGGTGCTGATGTTAAATTAGCTTGTCTTGCAATAGTTGGTAAGGTAAACGAACCACTTGTACCACCGTTTACAGATGAGTAATAAGAACTCCAAGAACATGATTTAGTAATAGTCCCACTCGTACCATTACTCGCATGACCTATCGTACGTGTTACAGTTTGTAAAGTATATTCAGTACCTTTTTTATATGAAACACTACCACTTGCAACTGTAACGCTTGTACCATCAGTTGTACACTTAACTGCACTTGTAGTTAAATTACCACTAAAATATACACGTGTTTGTAGATTTATTGAGCTGTTATTATTTGTTATACTTTGTGAATTTAATTTAGCATATAATCTGATATATACATTAGTGCCTCCACCACTACCACAATAACTTTCGGCAATTTTTCGATAAGATGTATTTAATGTTGCCATTAACTATCACTCTCCTTTTTGTATAAAATTAAAGTTTCATATCCTTGATAAGTGATAGTTTTAAAATCAAAATTATTAATTTGTAGTTCTTTCAAAATTCCCTTTTTACTTATAAAACCATCTTTATTGAATTCTGTGATAATTTCATATAAGGTACCATTAGAAAAATGTCTAACAGTAAATCCTTCCGATGTCATTAATGTTGCTATCTCAGAACCTGTACTATATACTTGTACACCTAATTGACTTAATTTAATAGTTGTACTTACTATTTCACCCGAAGCTGGTTCCCAAGGCATTACATCGCCTTTATTAAGCATTAAATCATATATATAAGCATAACCATTTGTTGTAGATGTAGACTGGATTTCTAATACATAATTTGATGTCTGAGCAATAAAATTAAATGTTATTTCTTTCATATTTTCTTCATTTTCAAAAGTTTCATCATACACAACATTACCATTACCTATAAGTTTTATTTTAGAAGTAGTATTATTATCATTGCTAATTTTAAAAGATAAAGTGTACATGTTATTTACCATTAATCCTGTTATATTAGTTGATGATGTAGACATTCTTCCGTTACTTATTCCAATTTTTGCGATAGAAACAGTCTTACCGATTAATGTTGCATCATATCCTCCAATATAATCAGGTTCATTATAGTAAAATTCTATTGGTTGTAAACTTTCAGATGGAAACTCATCACTTGAAGGAAATAAATTATCTACCGATGCTTCTCCATATTCCCACAAGCCCTCATCATTTAATAATTTTTGACTATCTTTAATTAAGTTATTACCACCTGTAATTTGGAATAAATTTTGAATACTATTTATATCCATAATTGTTTGAGCTATTTTTTGACTAACATCATCCATTTCGCTAACAATATTTTCTATTTTTTGGTTTTGTTTATCAACTATTATTTCAGTATTCTTTACTCTTTTGCCTATAGTTGTAGCATATTGATATTGTGTTTGAGTTTTGGTGTCAGCAGTTGTTTTTAATGTTTCTTTAATACCCCCATCTACAGTTATACTGAAATTAAACAATATAGTGGTGTATTCTATTCCCAAATCATTAACAATGGTAAACTTATCTCCTATTTCATACCAACCTAAACCTTCAGTTGTTGCTTCAAATGGATAATATTTAATTCCATGAAATGCTTCATATATAGGCGTCATTGCATCATCACGATTTTTATCAATAATTTCATTGTTTTCTATTTTATATTCTGTAATACCATTTTCAACAATACTATTTTGATCTTGCATATAGATATTATCTTCTTGTGGTGTTCTTGATAATACAACACTATTAATTTCACCATAAATAGGCTCTAATTTTAATGTTTTAAGGTTATCATAAGTTAATGTTTCTTCAGTATCTGTTATATGTTTAAAATATACTTTATCATCATTTCCTATAATACATGTAGAAGCTGTTACCTGTGCAATTTGTACCAAAATATCACGATAAGTTATACCATCAATATTTTCCCATAATTCCATTTCTACAAGCCAATCAGCATGTACAAAAGTATCATTTGCTAATGTTAATCCACATGCTGAGCATAATTCTTGTGTATAATCATACAAATTTATAGGATATTCTACATCTAATAGTGTATATGGTACCATGGTGTTTATCATCATGTCATAACCAACAATTTTAGTAACACCTGTGTCTTTACTATATTGAATTTCATCAATTAAAAACGAACCATAATCTAGATACTCAAAGGTGCCATTAGGTAATTTAACTCCAAACCCAACGTGTACCCACATACCTAACAAATCATGGTTACCTAAATAACTAGCCTCTAGTTTTCTCATAGCTGTTTTACACATAGCAGTATCACAGCTTATTTTAATAGATATTAAATCATCTGAACTCGTTATTTTGTTTTCTTCATCTAACTGTATATATGCGTCCAGTTCTTTAACTGGTTGTGTCATAGCTGTTTTAAAATCGTTACTTACGGCTATCATCTAATACCTCCTCTTTGAAACAGGCACTAAAGATACAGTCATTTTATTATAAAGTCCTTTTTGCTTACTTAATAACTCAGGCGTATAGTCACCAGCATAGTATTGAGCTGTTGTAGTACCTTGAATTCTAACATCAAAATACTCGACCGTAAAATATGCTTGGTCGAGTATTTGTGTTAATTCAGCCATTTGGCTTTGTGTGGTAATCCCTATACCTAACTCTATTTTTGGAAAAATACCGATTAATGTAGCTCGAACATCACCGTTCATATTGCGGTCAGCATCTTTCCAAAGTTTGTTTCGTCCCACTTTGTACGATGTGATAGAAGGTATTACTTTTCCATCAATTTTAATTAAATTTCCATTGTAAATCAATATATAAACACCTCCCCATTACTTTCAAAGTTTTTATCTTGAATACCATCAATTATTTTATCTATAATTTTATCTTCGCCTATTTTGACTATAATTTTTGTTGGCATAGTATTACCACCATTTTTATCGGCTATTTGAGTAGCTAATTGGTCTATCCAGCCTGTGTTACGTTCAAGTGGCATAACCGCTTCTTTACCTGCTTCACCAATCATAGCGTAAGTTGGTTTGTCGACAATACCACCGCGTGCATAAGCCGGTATTTTGTTGATTTTTACATTTAAACCATTTTTAGATGTAGAAGATTTATTGATATCGTCTGCCAACCTGTTAAACTGTCCTCTTGCTGGACTTGTATTGATATCCATTTTTCCTTTAAAAGTTTTATTGTGGAATTCATCAAATGATTTTTTTAATTTATCACTTTCTTTTTTAGCACCTTTTAACATATCGCCTATTTTTGTTGTAGTTGTTTTGTAAGACTTTTCAGTCTCAGTTAAAGATGTTTTATTAGTTCCAGTGATACCATCAACAGTTTTTTTCATATCTTTATAAGAACCGTCAGCATAAGATTTAGTTACCTTTTCTAATCCACCAATTATAGTATCGGTTTCTTTTAAAGTACTTTTATATTTATCGGTTGCACTTTTTGTATTTTTAGTTGCTTTATCATAAACATTTTGTAATTCAGTAGCACTGATTTTACCATTGTTATACTTTTCAATGGCTTTCTCTAACGTAGTATTTTCTTCTTCAAGAGCCTTTTTATACGCTTTTTTTGCGTCGATTTGAGCCTCAATGGCTGCTTTATATTGTGCTTGATAACTTTGTAATAATGTTTCTTTTTGAATAGCCTCAGCACTACCTTTAACTACATCAATGAAACGTTGCTTAGAGTTAATCATTTCATTACCATTTTTAATAACATTACCCTCTAATGTGAACTCAGTACCAAGAGCAGTATTTAACTCATTTAAAATTACACTTGCTCTTTCTTCATAACCACTTTTAACTCTACCGTTTACATCAATAAAATTTTCAAGTTCTCCTGCTAAACTTTGTGCGTTAGCAATTTCAACCATTTTAACCTCAGCACTTCTTTGAGCAGTTGCAACGGTAGTAGCAAGCGTATTATTTATATCGTCCATTTGTGTTTTATAGTTGGTATATGTTTCAGTACTGCTTGCTAATAAATTAGTTACTTCTTGATTTTTCATATTCCAATTAGATAAACCTTGAACTATCAAACCAATACCACTACCAATACCACCTATTAAGGCCCCAAATGGCCCAGCAACTGACGCTCCCGCCATTGCTCCTGACGCAATAGAACCGATACCACTAACAACTGTTGTTGCAACATTACCAAAATTGGCTCCCTCATCGGATATTTGTTTTATTGCTTGTCCGAAGCCTTGCAGAGATACTACAGTTCCTGCCAATCCAGTAACACCAGTTTTTAATTTATCCATAGCGGTAGACGTTTGATACCAATAAGTAATACCGTTTTTAACCTCACTCGCAGTTGTTTTCAAACTTTTACCAATATTAGTAATAGATGTTTTTAAGTCAACCACTTTACTCTTTACCGAAGTTATAGTCGTTTTAAATCCGCCCCATAAGGTATTATTTGTTTTTAATTCTTTAGATAAGTCTTTTGTTCTACTTTTAATATTAACTATATTGGTTAATAACTGTTTTGTGGGTGATAAAAAATTACTCATAGTTTTTCCTAATGATTTTAAAATACCACCTAACCCACTGGACTTACTACTCATTACATCATTAACATCTTTAGTACTTGTAAACAATTTACTTAATAAACCTTTTAATGTAGTACCGCTACTTTTTACCAATAAAAAAGCACTACTTAACGCAGTAATTGTACTAGCAACTTTAGATTTTGCAATTAAACCTAAAACATTATTTATATCTTTAAGGACAGTTACCGCAACTCCACCAGTCCATTTAGCAACTGGGGATAAGAAATTGTCCCACAAGAAACTAATTGCTGGTTTAACGGTATCGATTGTATTATTTAAAATAGTTATTCCCTTAGATAACATAGTTAAAAATTCAGGTACTATATTATTAACAGTGTAAAGACCTATAGGAATTAATACTTTATCATAAAACCACAATAACCCATCTCCCACATTTTTCGCAAACGGAACTAATGATTTATATAAATCATTTAATGATATAGATAATTTACCAAAATCTACATCTTTTATTGCCTCTGCGGTACTATTAAAGAAGTGTGGTAAAGCGTCATTTACAGTATAAGTCGCCAATGGTTTTAAGCAATTAGCGATGAAATCTCGCAATAAATCACTAAATCCGCCTACTAAATAATCAATAGCACTACCAAGATTTTTAATACTATTGACTAATGGGTTAAAATTCATGTCAGAAGTAAACCATTTTAAACTATCCATCATTTTATTGTATAATTCATCAACTTTATTACTCGTTTCTTTGATTGATGTATCAAAAGCGGATAAATCAATTTCTCCTAAATCTCCTACTCCACTACTACCAGTATTCCCACTACCACTTTTACTATTATTTGGTTCTTGTAAAACGTTCATCTCATCGAATTGTGATAATCCATTAAGTTCTTTATTTAATTTTTTAGCACTTCCAGTCGCTTTATCTAAACCACTTGACGTAGTAGAACCAGCCGTATTACCTAAATTACTCAATGATGTAGTTGTTTTATCCGTGTTAGTTTGGACCTTACCACCAAAAAGAGCAGTAATATAAGATACTGCAGTTTTACATACTTTAACAAACGCAGTTATATAAGGTACTACTGAATTAATAGCCCTTGCAATTCCTTGGAAAAAACTTGCTATATTAGATTGACCGATTGCGTTCATTATATCTGCCAAACCTCTTGTCATTGCAGTTTTAACATTTGTCATTGATGTTGCTATACCACCAGTAGCATTACGTGCTTGTTCTTCGAATGAAGCAAACCCGTTTACGCCTTGTTTGTTTAATTTAGTTAAAGTTACCATAAACTCGTTCATGCTAACCTCACCGTTTCGCAATGCCTCGCCTAAGGCGTCAGAGTTTACATATCCCATTGCCATCGCAACTTGTTTAAGTTGTGCAGGCATAGCAGTCATTGCACTTCTCCACTCAACCATGTCAGGTTTACCTTTCGCATATGATTGAGACAGTTGTTCTAGTGCAGACCTTTGAATTTCTTGAGACGCACCACCAGCCAATATAGCATTGTTAAGTGCCAAAAACATTTCAGTACTGGCCTTGATATTTCCATTTGCACTGGTAAATCTTTGAACTGATAAAGCGGCGTCATCTAAGGTTGTTGGTAACCCTTGTAATGCGTCACTTAAACGATTAATTGACAGTATACTATCTTCACGAGCAATACCTAAATTACTCATAATATTAGAATAATTATTTAAAGTATCAACACGCGAAATAGCACCGTCCAAGCCTTTATTTACTTGATTTAATAGTAAACCAATACCAGCACCTATGATACTGGCTTTAATGAAATTAAAGCCTTTACTAACTACATCTGATGTTTTTGTTGCTTTTTGTTCTAAATTTAGCAAACTGCCTTGAGCTTTATTGATTTCATCACGCAAACCATTTGTTTTCGCAGTAATTAATACTTGTAATTCTTCTACTGTCATTTTATAACACCTCCTTTTTTTATTGTGTTAAGCCTAGCCTGACGTTCCATTTCGTCATCTGTCATAACTTTTAACGTCTTGCTTTGACTTTCACTTAAAACGGGATTTTTAGGAAAGTGTTTAGGGTCGTTTATAGCAAACCCTATATAACTAGCAAGAATATGATTAAGTTTGTCTTGTTCTTGAACTCTATTTTTTTCCTGCTCGTTAAAAACTCGAATATGTTTTGTATATTGTTTCGGGGTTAAACTCCAAAAATAATCTAAACTCAGTCCAATACGTATGGCGTTTTCTTCTTCGTTACGCCACATGTCACCAAAGGTTTTTATTTCGCTTTGATTGTTTCGTCCAAAGTCTTGTTTACCATTTCGTTCTTCTTGTTCGTTGCTTTCCTCATCTTCTCCACATCGAACTGGCGTGATAAAAAACCACTATCCACCATAGCCTCCATGATATCTAAAGTAAGTGTTTCGATATCACTTTCTTCTAAATATTTATCAAGTTTATCCATGGCTACTGCCTTACTAACTCCATGATGTCCGTTGTCATCAATAAGTGCCTTTTGAATAAATAAAGCAAGGTTACTTACCCTTGTGTTATTTATTGCTTGTTCGATTGGTAATCCTGTTTCCTTTTCTATTTCGTCTACTTTCGTAGCGTTAAATTTAAAATTTAATTTCATAATTTTTCCCTCCTAATTTCTATAAAAAATAAAAGGCTTACACGGATATAACCCATGTAAGCCTAAGATATTATTCACTTGGTTTTGTTGTTGATGGTGTGTATTTTGGTAATCCACTAATTCTTAATGAACTACTAAATCCGATTAATCCATCAGTAGTTTCCTCAGTTGTTTTAAATGATTTAACAAAGGCTTTAAAGTCCCATTTTGCACCGCTAGGAAATGTTACAGTCCAATCCTCAGTTTTTCCACTTGCGATTAAACTCATCATTTTGGTAACAGTTGCTTCATCATCTAGTTTTTTAATATAACCAGCGATTTCACACTCACCAGCGTCAATGTCACCACTCATAAATTCTTTGGCACCATCAGGACTATCAAGTGTAGTAATATCGATTTCTCCTATTTCAACACCTATTTCTCCTATTGATGTTAAACTACCTACTATCCAGTCAGCGACTTCATCAGCACTTTTCTTTTTAGTAAGTGATGTTCCCATAGCACGAATAATGTTATTTTCAGTCATTTTATACCTCCTTAATGTTTTTTAGTAAATCTTGTTACAATATGAAAAACGTCCCCACTATTGGGAACGTCTGCACTATACGTCATATTATAAAAATTATTTCTCATTTTTTCCTCTAAATTAGATAATAAATTACTAGCACTGACACTATCATTAGCCCAAATATCAATTTGAACGTTTATAGTTTGAAATGCTATATCATTATCTAAAAATAAAGTTGGATTATTACCAGTAACACTAAAGTTTACATGTGGTAATTCATTAAATACAGTAGGTTGTGTTTGAGAAACACCACAACCTAACTTTTTTAAAATTTTATTAATATCCCTTTTAGGCAAATACATTATTTACCTCCTTTACTATGTTTCACCAGTTCTTTTTTTACGGCTTCATTTAGCGTATCCCTAACTATAGTCTCATTTTGTTTTAAAGCAGGATACATATATGGTTGTGCAACCATACCATGCCAATCTTCTTTATAACTCAATGTACCATTGATGTCATCTTCATAAGGATATGAGCCATCCCCTTGTTCTCCAGTTCCAAACTCAACAAAAGGTGCATAACCAAGTGAAGTATACACACGTCCTGTTACAGTGTTTTTATTACCTTTGACTTCAGGATGAATTGAACCTTGTAAGGTCCCTTTACGCACAGGTGCTAAATCCTTGGCTGAGGCTTCTACTATTGCAGTTGCCTTAACCATTGCCGGTTTCAAATCAATATTTTTTATTCCATCTAGTTTTTTTAATAAACGGTCTAAATTTTTTACTGTTGACATTTAGTTGCAACTATTAAGATATGACTATCGCAAGGTAGGACATCAGTAACATCGTAAATTATATTTTGATATTTAATATAATTATCCATATTTATATCAACATCTAATCCAGTTGTTATTGATATGTCTATTTTATAGTCTAATCCATAATCCTCTTGGATTTTCTTACAATTTGAAAAACTAACATTACCTTTGAAAGTAGATATAATATCATAACCATTGTTTATTACACCACCCTCTTCATCGATAGTAGTTTTTCTTTCTAATGTATCAACTTCTTTATCATAAAAAGCATTAGATATCTCGTTCATCATTGTTTTTGGGATGTACAACTGTTATCCTCCTATACCTAGATAAAATATTAGTAAACCCAGTGAATAACTCCTCATCAGGGGTAGTAGTAAAGTATTTTGTAATTTCGTTGGCGTATGATATGGACTGTCCGTTATCGCTAATACTTTTGACAACCCTATCAACCATTGTATTGCTTTCTTTAGACAACTCTATCTCTTTTAAACTACGTTTTAATCCTGTATTAATTATATTTGCAAGAATACGCTCTAAACCACTAGGTAAATCTTTCCTATTTAAGTAAAATTTAACTCGGTCGGATACCTCACCTATTATAAAATCAATCAGACCTGTATTTTCTTGTTCTATTTTTTTAATATTAGGATTAATTATATTAAGATATACTTTTATTTTTTCGTCCATACAACACCTCCCTCATAACTAATTGTTTTTATTGGCACTAATTAAAGTCAAAAGTTCATCTTTTTTGATGTTTTTATGGAAATTTATCCCCATTTCTTTTGCTTCTTTTTTTAAATCATTTAAAGTTGGTTCTTTATCTCCTACTAATTCGTATAAATCAGTACGAGTTTCGTATTGTTTAAGTAACTCCTCATTTGTTACATGTTCCAATACACCACTTTTTAAATTTTTAAATGTTTTCATTTTTCCACCTCTTCTTTCCTATTACATTGTTTCAACGTGTTTAATTAAATCAGGCATAACTGCTTTAGTTCCTTTTGAGAAGAAGAACTCTAAAGCAATGTCATTACTTAGTGGGATTTTTTCAGCGTCATACTCATCAGTAGTAACTAATTGTGCTACTGCACCATCAATCATACAAATAGCGTCTTTTGTTTGTCTATGGTTAGAGAAAATTCTAACATCATGGAACATATTATCAGTTAAGTTAGTTAAACTGTTTGGTACTGTATCAATGTAGTTTCTAAGTGCTGAGTAAATGCTTGGTTTAACAGTTACAACAAGCATATCTCTTTCTACACCATCAACCCAATCGTTCTCAGTTGTTTCAACATTAACGATTAATTCTTCTAATTTGTCAACAAGAGTTTTTGCTCCTGCAGTTAAAGTTACACCAGTACCCTCTTTTTCAGCACATGCGAAAAATTCCTTATCAAGATAAGCAATCGCACGTTTAGCATGGTTACCTTTTCTTTTTTCAGCCATACCACTTAAACCGTGTAATTTAATATCTTTTTTAGCAATTTCCTCTACTATTTCTTTATCAGTATCAACATTAACTGTTACCTTACCTGTATTTTTTAATTTGTCGCCTTTACCACCAGTACGAGCAGTACCTAAATCGTTGATTTGAGCATTTTTAAATCTATCGATTTCTACTGAACCAGTAGTAGGGTCCCCACTATAATTTTTATTTTTGATTTGTTCAGAAACGGCACCTTTTTGAATTGCTTCTATTACGTCTCCGTAAGTTTCTGCTAATTTATCTTTTTCAGTATCATTAATATAAATACTTAATGCGTCTTGTCTAGCCATTAATATCATCTCCTTTTACTAAATTTGGCAATTAAAAAGCCAAAGGACCACTTGGTTTTTTGGCTTTATCATCATTTGTATTAGAAAAGTCAGTTGGTGGAGTGCCTTTTAATTTGTCAGTTACTCCAGTTTGTACTGATTGGTTGTATGTTTTTGCGAAAGTTTCGACATTTTGTTTTGTTTTTTCTTCGTCTAAATCTACAACAAAGTCCACTAATTCGATAGGGATATGTTTCTCCGTAAGCATTTCTTGAGCCTTTAATCTCATTTCACGTAAAGTAATACTATTTTCACGTTCTTTAAGTTCAGCCTCTTTCTTGCTTTCGGCTTCTGCTTTTCTCTGTTCTTCGGTTAATTTGGCTTTTCTATCAGCCTCGGCTAATGCTTCTTGAACCGCTTTAGCGATTGCCTCTTGATTTTTTGAATTTGCTTCTTTTAATCTATTGGCAATAATGTTATTAACCTCCTCCTGAGAAAATGTTTTACCACCTTTATCCTCATTATTTGGTGTAGTAGGTGTAACTTCACCTTGAGTATTGTTAGTTTGGTTATTTTCCATAAAATAACTCTCCTTTCCAAACCGTTTAACGCCCGTCGGCTAATTTTATCTATGAAAAAAGACGCATTTAAGCGTCTTAATTCCAATTATTAAATAGGTATTAAGTCTTTACCCCTCCCGTTCGGCACGCCTAACTTTTCCAGCCTACTCAGATGTCGCGTTTTTATATACCTATTTATATAGTCTCTCAACCTCATAAGACTACATGTCTCGCCCCAATTAATTAAAAAGATTTATATACTATATATAGGCTTATATAAGTGAAAGGAAAAATAATGAACAAACAAATAAATAAAAAAAGAACAAACGGCGAGATTTCCAAAATAAAAACACCTACTTTTTTTCGGTGTTTTTATATTTTTCAATGATATTTTTTATTTCTTGTTTCATTTTTGGCTCATTTTTATCAATATACTTTTTTTCTTCCTCAACATTCATATTTTTGGTTTCTTCAAAAGCCTTTTTGGCCCATTTTGTATATACTGCTTGTATTTCCTTTTCCTTATCAGTCATTTTTCCACCTCATATAATAAACATCATTTTGAGTAGCATAATCAATATTTTGTATATGTTCTAAACCATAATCAATATCATAATCACTAGGCATTGTTAAAACTGGTTTTTTATACTTATTAAACTCATAAGTATATTTATCATCAACACCACGTAATTTTTTCAATTTATAATTTTCAAATAATCTAATATCTGCTTTACTGAAACTATAATTAGTTTGTTCTTTAGGGTGATTATGAGTAACAATAGCACCTATTAATTTGTCGCCTAAATCAACATCAGGCCACACATTTGTTGCGTTACCGAAACATTGATATATCTCACCTGTTTTTGTAATAACTATCGCATTTTCTATTTTAGCATTTTTAATAACATTTTCATACTCTTTTAATACATTATTTAGTTTTTTATCACTTATTTTACCCAAGTATTTAGGTTTAGGATGATTTTCTAATGTATTGTTTATGTTATTGGCAGATAGTCCATATTGCTTCAACCACTCGCTATAAGACATATTATTTATAATCTCATTTTTACCAGTTATAGGATTTCTTGCTCTACGTTGTAGCGTTTTTTCGGCTTCTTCTCCTATATATGGTCTTACTGTACTACGACAATTAGGGTGTAATGGTGGATAGTTTATACCGACTTTCCTATCACTAACCTTATAACGCTTATTATCGTGGCTTTGACATATTAAAGACGTTCTAGTATCTAATGTTGCAACAAACACATACTCTTCAAGCCCCATTTCTTCATATGCTAAGGCTTCTGCTTCGTTATTAAAATGATTTGTTTCAGTTCTTATTAAACGTTCAGCATAATATTTACTGGTACCAAAGGCTTCTCTTACCTCTTGTATTGTTTTAGATGGGTTTTGTCCGCTAATCATAGCACCACCTAATATTTCACTTAATTTATTAGCCAAAATATCAGTATTATTCCAAATACGTGTACTATAATTTGTTCCACTCCATTTTTCATTTAATAATGTTTCAATGGTATTATCATCTAATGTACCAAACGAAAAGTTTAAAGTAGTACCCATTTGAGTATCATAAATAACACGGTTATAACTATCTATTACAGTGTTATGATGGGAGAATTTATTTTGTAATTCCTCATACTCATAAATCTCCTTTGCTCTTGCATATAACTGGCCCTGTAACATTTCTAAACGAGATATACGGGCTTTGTAATTATTTTTAACATATTTTTTTAATCCTTTACCCTCCATAGTCTGCCAAAACTTAGATGTTTCTTTTTTTGAAAGTAAAGTTTTTAATTTTTGAACATCTAACCCAGTATCTTTACTGTAATTAAGATATATATTTTCAATATCTCTTTTTATATCACGCTGGGCTTTCTCATATATCTTTTTAACATTATCAATATAAGGTTGACTACCTTTTTCTATGGCTGTTGCTCGTTCGATAGCCCTGTTATCCCAGTACTTACTCGACCTCAACATTATTTACCTCATTTTGAGGGTTATTAGCGTCATTTATTTCGTTATTTTGTAATGCTAACTCTATTGGGCTTGGTGGTTTACTATCTTCCTCCAACTTTTTGGCCTCGATAATCTTTTTAGCGTCTTTAACAAATGATAATTGACTAATTAATGTCTCATCATCTATTAAATCTTGTAAATTATTAATCATTTGACTTGTTTCATAGTCGTTACTTGGTAAATTACGTTTAAATATTGCGTCTACTTCTTCAATAGGTACTTCTTGCATACCTGCTTTTGTAGTTAAAAAATTATTATATAGTTTGAAACGTTCCATCAATCCTTTTTCCATATAACGCTCTTTATTTTTAATGTTTTGTTCGAATGCTAATAACTTATATCTAATAGCAACACCTGATGAGTTTCCAATAAAGTTTTCATCAGACATATTTGGAACCATTGCTATTTTATGTATATCGTTTTCTATATTTTGTCTTAAAATATCAACATCAGCCTCTTGTAGTTGCTTAATTAAATATTCAGCCTTAGCGTCCTCAGGAATATTAGCAAGCATACGACTATCTCTTAACATGTCTGCTTGTTCAGTATCGAAATCCATACCATATAAACAAAGTATGGCGTCTACTAACTGTTCTTTATCGTTTATACGGTCACTTTGTAATAAGTTGTAAGCGTCTATTAAACTAATAACGTTTTCAAAATCACCCAAAAACTCAGGGTTATTCTTATAGCAAATAAAAGGTACATCTCCAAATGCATGCGGTTCATCTTTGCTTATTTGCTTTAATGATTTACTATATGATTTATACACACGAACTACTTCTTTATCGGCAAATATAATCTCATAATATTTAAACGTCTCTCCATTATAAATTGGACGATATGTAATACCAAATAATTTATTATGTTCTACTGTATCATCATATACAATAATAGTACGTTCATTATCTACCTCGCAACTACGTGGTTCGGCATTTTCATTTGCGTATACATATTCATACTGCAAACCAAATATAGACACATCTTTTGCAATTTCGCTATCTAAATCATTTATAGTTTGTTTTTTATATTCATCTAATACTGGTTGAATATCATACTCTTCACTAAGTACTTGATAGTCAACTGGATTACCTAATAAATAACCAACGCATGTATCAGTAATATACTTAGCGTGATTTACCATTATTTTATTATTTATTAATGTACTATCCTTTTCACGATTAAATATATCATGCTTGCCCAAATAATAAAGACCGAGTTTTTTATATCGGTCTTCATATTTTTCGTTATAACCAATTACATCTTGTAACACACTATTTGTTATTTTAGTGTCTTTTGGTAATGTATACATCTTACACCTCCTTATTTAAAATATATATAATTTCTGTTGCCAAATCTTTAATCATAATTATATTATTAGCGATAAAATCACAAACAAATTCATCGTTATAATTACCTAAATTAGAACAACTAAACTCATTTAATAATGCGTGTACAACTTCATGCGTAACAACTTGTTCTAATTCAGCATTTTTTAAGGTATCCAATATCCATATCTCACGACTTGGAAACTGAGTAAGACCTAATGTTCCAATTTCTTCTTTATCTATTATTTCTTTAGGTTTAAGTTTTACTTTCCACAGGTGTCCTATAATTAGTATACCCATAACTTTACCTCCTCTATAAGCCAATAGGTTTATTTAAAACCTTAGGCGTTCTTGTTCCTTTAATATATTTGTTTAAACCATATCTGATAGCGTCTATCGTATGGTTAAAAGTATCTACTGGCTCATTAACATACTCACCAGTTTTTTTATCTTTTTTCCATGTATAGTTTTCTAATTCTTCTATTACTTTATAACAACGCTCATCAACAATAAGTTCGTATTGCCCCATCCATTGAATACCGTGGATAATACTATCTTTACCTTTTTGGGTAGCCTCTATATTTACACCTTTACTTCGTATCTCAGCGATACTTTTAGGCTCAGCACTATCTCCATAAGATTTATCTTTATGAAGCCCTAGGCTTATCATTTTATCAGCTATCTCATCATTAAGCATACCTTTACGCACATACTCACCACGAATATAGATACGCTTATTATTTGTATCTATTCGACCAGTAACAATAGCTGATGGGTCATTAACATAACCAAAATCTAAACCTATCCATTTAGGTAGTCCTGCGACCTCATCATCACTAATAATCTTTTTAGTATAAGTAGGAAATACTAACTTATCTAAAGTAGCGAACTCACCCAAAGCATAAATACGGTAATATGCTGGGTTCCTATGTTGTAGGTTTTCCAGTTCTTCGCAATACTCTTTTGTTAAGAATTTATTATCTTTATATGTAGTACTAATAATTAAACAGTTATCAGGTGTATCACCAACAAAGAAATAATCATATACCCAGTTGGCCTTTGATATAGGGTTAAACATAAGATATATTTGTGGATTATCTTCTTTTGGGCGTAAACGTAAGTTTAATTGTGTGAAGTCATCAAGTGTTATCTCTGTTGCTTCTTCAATAACAACATCAGTAATACCTGTGATAGATTTAATCTTTTCGGGGTCATCCAATCCTTTAAATAAAAAAACTGAACCATTTGGTAGTTCAATTTCTAAATCACTTTTATTTATCTTGCACATATCTCGTATACCAGCCTCGGATAACAACTCAATGAATAACTGCCATATAGATATCTTTAAAGTGTTACCGACTTTACGAATAACGAGCACACGCCTTTTACTATTCATAGCCTTTAACATAATCTTTTGACAAGCACCAAATGACTTACCACTACCAGCACCACCGTAATATACCTCAATACGATGTGAGTAGTCGTCAATTATATCATATACCCATGAATTAAAAGCGTTAGGATTTAATTGTTGCATTATTTAAACCACTCACTCTTAGCCTTTTTAACCTCAACCTTTTCAACAAAGGCACCTTTAGATTTTGCCAATAATTCAGAAGCCTTTAATCTATCTTTGGTCTCCTCGAAGTTATCATTAAATATATTAGTCCAAAACTCATATATATCCTCAAGTTCTGCTATATTCTTATTATCTATACGTTCGTCAATTTCTGTACGCCTTTCTTGTATAAATAATGACAATCGAATAGCGTTCTCATAACCTATTTGCTTTAAACTTTTATCAGAACCTTTATAACCAGCGTTGCGAGAGGCTATTGTATAGTTATTAGTCTTCAAATACTCATCCAACCAAAGTCTTTGTTTAGATGTTAACTTTTTTGTTAAAGGATATTCAGTTACACTCACTCTCATCGCCTCCTATACTATTTTTTAGTTGTTTTCTTTTCAACCACTGTTGGTTCAACAACTATTTGATATTTAGTACCAAATAAAGTAACAAAAATTTCACCCTTTTCATTTGGGGTTACTTTAATAACGTTTTTCATAATATTACCTCCTAAACAAAAAAAGAGACACTCCTGGTCTCTTAATTATTATTTTACATAATACACTTTATCACAAAAATTACTGGACTTTCACTAGACATTTAACTTTTTTAATTCTTTTTTTATTTTTTTATAATGATATTTCCAAATAGTGGATACATCTTTACCTGTTTTTTCAGCAATGTTATTGACTGCTTGAGACGGTGTATATCCCTTGCAAATAATATCATAATATAATTGATGTTCAATACCTTTTATATTACATAATGCTTGTTCCATAGTTTTTAAATAATTATCTAATGAATTCACAAGAGTACACTGTTCTTCTATATCCTCATACAAACTTTTACCTGTAAATACATCTACGGTAGTAAGTTTATCTATATATACTCCCATAGGGTCGGATGTGCTAGTGCCTTTTCCTCCACCAGTTTCATTAACTTTAGCTGATAAAGGAAAACACTCACTAAATATCCTTTCTTTCTTAAGCATAAGCCAGTCTAATCTAGCCTTTGCAATATCGTACTCATGTTTTGTATCGGTATAGTTTCGTATAGTCTGCATGTATTAGCCTCCTATTTATCTTCATTAATATATATTGTAGTTTTTTCTTTTTCGATAAGGTCATTTATTTTCACCTCTGCAGTATCTGTTATTAAAACTATTGCTCCTTTTTCAACTAAAATACTATCCACCAAATCAATAGCGTTCACCCATAAAGTATTAGTTGAAAGTTCTTCATCATTTAAACTATTCAAAATAGCTTTTAATTCTTTTAACATCTATATCCTCCACCTCATAACTTAAAATTTTATAATCGTATCCTTTTATACTTAATCTATTGAGCATACCATGAACGCTATCAGGACTATCGACATCTACTAATTTACAAATAGTTCTAATTGTTGGAATTTTACCACACTTTGCTTTATATTCTTCTATTTTATCAACATAATATTTTTGTTGTTTACTCAAAGGCTTCACAAGTATTTTTGTTGTATCAAATTTAAAACTACATACTTTTATTTCTTCTAGTTCCATTAGTCTGTTCCTCCATTTAAACCTACAAGATACAAAATATGGTCTATATTAATTACACAATCATCAACATATAAAAATTTACCTTGATTTATAGGTTCTTGTGATAATGCTCTTTTTATCTCTTCAATATCAACATTAACACATATCACTCTACCATTATTAAAATATATTTCAGTCATAACACACCTCCTTTATCCCATACTTTATTAATAAGATAATCTTCTAATTCATCAAAGGCTTTATCAGGAAAGTTACCTTTTCTATTTTTAGCCTTTTCACAAATACTAATAACCTCATCTTTAGTAATGGTAGTATTATAATGTTTTTCGTAAATGTCTTTAGAACCATATACGATATCTACAACACCATCTGAATTTGGCTCGTCCATATTGATAACTTTAAATCTTCTAGTTAATGCACTATCACCTTTAAAATATTCATTAAACTCATTTTGAGTAGTAGCACCAATAACTTGTATCTCTCCTCTTGAAAGAGCAGGTTTTAATACATCACCCATACCAGTACTCCCCTCTGAACTACCAGCATTAACCATCATGTGAATTTCGTCTATAAATAATATAATGTTTCCATCATCTTTAATGTAATCTAAAATCTTATTTAATTTTTCTTCAAAAGTACCTCTATATTGAGTACCAGCCACGGTTGAATTGATAGATAATTCAAATATTTTCTTATTTTTAAGAAAATCAGGTACATTTCCCTTGTTAATAGATAATGCTAACTTCTCAACTAACGCTGTCTTTCCAATACCTGCCTCACCTGTAATAATGACATTTGGCTTCTTTACTCTCATTAAACCTTTAATAAGTTCGTTTAATTCATCATCCATACCAACAATTTCATATTTATTGTTTTTCATTTTCTTATTAAAGTTAGTTAATTCTTTATACTCAGGTTCTTCGTATAAATCTGAACAATTAACTACCTCCCCATTAATACGAATAATTGGACTTCTGAAATCCGTACTACTTATACTAAAATCACTTGTATCAAATGATTTATTTTTATCAATAAATAATTCATTACTAGAAAATATATTCGCGTCGAATTCATTACGAATATCATCTATAAACTCATCCCCAAGATATATATTTTCAAGTATATTTCTCAAATTTGAATTAGGATGGTCTAATAATTCACATACTAAATCTAATAATATATGATTTTCTTTATTAGTACATTTACTTTTTTCCAATATTACTGTAAATACATCATAAGTTGCTTTCTCCCCACCATAAACTGTTAATTTTTCTGCAATTGGTTTTAATTTAGCATATGTAATACAATTACTATCTGCAATAGTTCTTATAATGTTTGAACCTAAGCCTTTATTATCGCGTCTTAACAATGCAAGTAAAACATGTTCAGCAGATGGATTATCACAACCCATTTTATTTGCAATATATTGGCTTCTATCATATAATTCGTATATTTTTTTGTTTACACTCATTTTTCCTTTCATTCCTTTCTTATCACACAGTAATCACCTACCTTAATTCAAATGTTTTAAAATATAATCATACATATCATGTTCGGATGTTCTATAACTATCTTTGCTGTGTGATTCTGCTAATTTTATTAATTCTTCATAAGTATATTTAGTGGCTTCCCATTCACAATCATCAAAATCATAACAACTACAATGATAACCTTCTACAACTACATACTCGTTATATTCTAAATCTTCCAAGTCTTCTAATAAAATAGTTCTGTCCATTTGATAATCAGGTTCACTTGTGCTAGCAAATAAAACATTATGTAAATTTATTTTTTTATCTTTAATATCATATTTTTCCATTTAATCATCTCCTACCTTATATTCCATTTGTTTAAATTATTCTTTTGTTACATTTTGTAACACTTTACTGTTACATACTTTCTCTTTGTTTTTCAATATCTTAGGGTATGATGTAACAGTGTAACACTTATTTTTTCTATTTTCTCTTTTTTTTTTATTTGTATATTATATATTTTATATATTTTAATAGTTTAATAGAAATAAGTGTTACAGTGTTACAAGAGACAAGATGGCTTTAATTATAAAGGTTAATTATGTAACACTTTGTAGCAGTTAAGTGTTACATAAGTGTTACATTTTAACAAATACTCTCTCATTTCTATTTAAACGTCGTTTGCTTTTAGTTTCATATCCGAAACTTTTTATACGTTTTGTAAATGTACTTTGACTAACTGCTTTTAAATTACGTTCATCACAAAACATTTCTTGATATTGATTATACACATCCTTAACAAAATGATTATCAATATCAGGATACTCGTTAAGATATGCTAGTACACTATCATTATCGAGATAATACTGTTTAGTTGCTTGAGTGATTGTTTCACTATCGCTTATTTCTAACTTATTATCATAGATACGTTTGACACCTTTTAAGGCTAAATTTAATAAATAACTTTTTGCATTATCAGTACTTAATAATTCATCTAAATTATAAGTACGTTTTTTTACTTTATTATCAAATGGTACAATTAATAATCTACGTCCAATACCATCACTTTTATCTTTAAATACCGGTGGCTCATTAGCAGTAAAAATAAGTGTTGCCGTGTTCTTTAATGTTATTGGTTGCGAGTAGATGGCTCTTGCACCTACTGTATTACCACTTGCCATAGTTTTTAAGTTTTTTGATTTTTCTAAATAAATAGCGTCTACATCATCGGCTACATTAACAATCTTACCAATTAATGATGTAAGGCTTGTCCCATCGTCGAAATTCGCTATATCAACATGACTGGATAACTCTCCAGCAAACTGGGTTATCATTTCAACAAAAGTTGATTTACCATTTGCCCCACTTCCTGTTAAGAAAAATATCTTATGAGGGAACTTGTCAACAAGTAACATATGTCCTAATATTTCCTCTACAACTATTCTCATATCATCACGTTGGCAACATATGAAGTTAAGAAAATTATCTACATTTTCATCATAAGCCTCAGGGTTATACATAACATCTAAATAAAATGGAGTAAAACCACAATCATAATCAACGACATTATCTTCTACAAGAACACCATTACGTAATCTAACGTTAAATTTTTGCCTCTTGTCAATTAAATCAGCACATACATATAATTGAGCGTCTAACTCTGTCATTTGAGCCTTTTTGAGTTTTAAATGTTTACGGATAGCCTTATTGAGTTTAATTTTATCTTTTGAATAACTCAAACCATCTTTAAAATATAAAGAACCATTATATATCTTAATATCTAAGTACTTAACTATAAATTCTGCAAACTCAATCATATCCTTTGGGTCACCATTATATTGCCCGTTAGAATTAGTTTCTAAAGTACTAACACTCTCTATAACTGTAGATAACTCTTTAGATTTTAATTTATCCGCTAGTATAACATCATTTATGAAGTTACCTAGACTATTTATATCTAATTCTTTCTTTTGCTCTCTAATGAGCCTCAAATGATAAAATAAAGCATTATTTCTACCATCACCATCGGATAGACCGGTTATGTTTTTGGCTTTAGCAAGTGGATACATTTCTATTGGTAACTCGGGTAAATCCTTAAGAGTTAGTTCACCACTCCTTTTACGTTCTTTACCTTTAAGTTTAACAATAGCATATGCTCTTGTACCTGTTTTATAATCAACTTGAAAACCACCAACTGTTATCTTATCAGCACCATTTTTAATAACTATATTAGTTGGCTTGGAGTAATAAAAATGAGTGCCTCTAGTGGTTTCTACAGTTAGAGTTGGGTAATGTTGTTTAAAATAATTTATAATTTGAGTTTCGTTTTCGTTGTCATTATCAAAATCTACTACAATAACTTTATTGTTTAATAATAAACCTGCGTTATCTAATTCATCTAAAGAGGTATAATATGTATCAAATGATGTTACAGGTTGTTTATCTGTATTAAGTTCTAAGAATTTTAACATTGTTTACCTCCTCATAATATAAAAGAGAATTTCTTATTGTACTAGGCCGGCTATGATATTTATAGGATAATCGATTTATAGACATACCTTTTTTATAGTCGTCAAGAACTTTATTAGATAATTTTTCATAGTATATTTGTTTTCTTTTCATAAGACTTTGTAATTCTTTTTCACTATATTTTTGTCCTTTTCTTGCCATAATATCATCCCATCTCCTTAATATAAATTTTTCTTACATAAGTTTATATAATAATTAAGGTTTAATTTTGATTTATCAAAAGTATTTATATCTTCATTATGGATAATATTATGTTCACTGGTATTAGCGATTTTTTGGTAACTATCGCCTTTGCGTTTATATATTCCACCATATCTTTTATCGTTAGTAGCAAACACACGATTGACTTTTTGAGTTTCAAATAGTTTATCATTATATTCGTAGTACATACCTTGATATGTTCCACCCATTTTACATACTATTTGAAATGGTGTAAGGTCTCCACTTTTATATGTATCAATGACAGTTTGATGAACTGGTATATCATGAATATATTTATTAACCAATGCTCTATCAATAATGGTTAGCGTGTTTTGCTCAAATTTACCTTTTTCAAATTTGGCGAAACGCCCTTTAGCCTTAATTTTTCCATTTTCAAATTGGATTGCATAATTATTCACATCTCGTTGAGCGATTTTAGTAATTTTATTTATATCAAATTCTAAATTAAATCTTTTTTCAAAGTCTCTTACTATATTGACTACTTTATCATAATCATCATATTTAACTACAATACCATCTGTGTTACTTTGAACAAGGCTACAATATGGTTCTAATTCTAAAATCAGTTGGGTTAATATTATTTGACCGTTAATACAAATATTATTTGCTTGTTTTGGGTCGAATAATGGGTTAAACTCACTTTTCATTGCACCAAATGTCGCATTAATTAATATTTTATAAATTTGTTGTTTAGGATTACCCTCTGCTTTGAGTTTATATCTCATTTCTCTTAAATGCTCGAATAATTGAGGTTCACTGCTTGCCCTACTCATATAATTGTTATTAATTATTAAAGTAGGATAATAACTCGACACATCAATATGTAAAAACTTACCCATATCGTTATATTTTTCGATTGCTCCGTGTAACCCGCCAAAAGCATATAAATGAGGTACGCCTGCTAAAGTAAACTTTAATTTACGGCTTTCAATTTCTTTATAATCCCCTCCACAACGATAATCATATTCACACTTTTTAAAAAACTCTGATATTTCTTTGGGTATAATCTCCCAGTTGATGTTAGGGTCGTAATCAATATGAAGTCTATCATTTGGAATTGTAACTTTTTTACATTTAAGAACTTGTGAGGCTAACATTGCTCTAGTACGTTTAACATTTTTTATATCTAAGTTAAACTCGTTTACTATTTCAAATTTAGCCTGAAAATAATCTTTTCTTTTTTCAAATAACATTTCAGTATCTTTAACGTCGTTCTTACAATATCTAATTAGTAGGTCTAATTCATCTTTAGTACATGGCCTATCTAAATCAAAATCAATAGGTGTTTCAACAATAGACATACCTAAGTTGGCTTGACTTGATTTAAGACCTACTCCTAATGGTAACTCTTGCATGACATCTAATGTAATTAAATTAAGTTTATAATTAACTCTACTTTTTTCAAAAACTATTTTTTTAGATATTTCGTAAGGGTCTTTATCTAATAAAATACCTGCTAGCACAATATCATCATAATGGTAATTATTAAAACCTACGAGGATACTCTTATTTTTGATAAGAGTATCTACATAAGTTTTTAATTCATCAGGATTATTATGTATTACACGATAATTGTCGTTTTCCTTAAAAACTATTATCCAGTCATTTTTTAGAACCTCCATATCGTAAGTAATTATCATAAATATACCTACGCGATTGGAGTTACTTTATAATTAGAAAAATCATTTTTTGTAGTTTGTTTAACAGTGGCTTGATTACCTGCAAGCCCATTTAATGTTTCTGCTAAATCATTGTAACTACTAAACGCTTCAATAGGTAGTTCATAACCGAACTCGTATGCTAACTTACTAATTTGTTTAACACTACGTTCCATGGTTTTCTCAGTAAAATAATAATTTACAAATAATAATCTACTTTGGTAATCACCATCCATAATACTAAATTTTAGTGATATCCAGTTAGTACCCTTGTCGTTTTCTCTTGCAGTTACATCTTCAAGTAAACAATGATACTCACCATCAGGTAATTTCTCAAAATCATCAGCACTATCAGTTGCTGGGTTAAATTTTTCCATTGTAGCAGTTGCTACTTTTAATAAATCGTCCATCTTATTTTTCCTCCTTTAAATGCTCTTCGCATTGTTCTTCTAAAGATTTCATTAAGGCTTCAAAAGATTTTTCTAATTTTTCTCTAGCCTCGTCTAATTCTTTTTCTGCTTCTTTTCTTCTTTTATTTGTTCTATGTATATCAATGATTGTATAAATCCCTAATCCTATCATCATTAATACTAAAACTAAAGTTAATATACTAATTGCTAAATCTAACATTATCTTTCTACCTCCTCGTTATTAAAGTTTTCTAATTCGTCAATAAGGTCAGTTTGTTCTAAGTCTTTATCTTCAATTTTTATTTCAGAAATAACAATATTATTCCAAATACTATCAATTAAATTGTTAAGAACACTTGCTAATGCAATAATTCCAATGATACAAACAATTCCTGTCATTATACTCATACTACTTGTCCTCCTTTTTCTTTAATTTAACGGCTTTAATTTCAACACTACCCGTATTAGGGTCCTTTTCTACTTTTTGTATTGATAAATCAAATACACCATTAACATTTTTTAAAATATTTAATACCTCTTTATCCTTAACATCATCTAAATGATAATTGTCGCGTTTGTTATCGCATAATTGTAAGTAAGTTTTTCCTACTTTTCTACATTTAATTGATAAATCACAACGCCCCATACACATGTTGTAATATTTTTGCTCTAGGCTAGGTCTCTCAATGGTATGGTTATCTTCGCTAATTTCAACCACGTGTGAAATAAAGATTACATTATATGGTAATTGATTAAGTCTAACCATTAATTTTTGCCATATAGTTTTTACTTCACGGTATCCTTTTCCGTAAGGTACTTCTCCCTCATCGTCTACGTTATATTTTTCACATACGTAGTTTTGTACCATTGTTTTAATGTCATCAACTAAGTCAATAATAATTGTTTTATAATCATGGTTTCCTGCTTCGATTTCTTGTAATAAAGATACAAAAGTTTCAAAGTCGTGTACTTCCACACTTGGTGTATCAACTTTTTTAGCGTTACCATCAGTATTTATAATTACTGGAGATGGAAATTGTCTTGCTAAATAAGTTTTACCACTCATACTTTGCCCCCAAATAAAGAATACTTTAGGTGTGATATCTTTTTCTTTGGGTTTATTTACTGGTAATAATTTACCCATATTATTCATCTCCTTTAAAAAGTTTTTCAAGTCTTATTATTTCTGCTTCCATGAGTACTGTAATTTTTAAAGCGTCTTCTTTATGTGTTTTAAATTTCTTACCTTTTAATATTTCGTTAAGTATAGTTAAATTACCTATTAAATTGGCTAATTTATTTTCGTAATTTTTTGGTTTAAAATTGTTGTTAACACAATATTTATTATATTTTTCTATTAATTTATTAATATCATCTTTATCCTCAAGGTAATCACCAGCGATGGTATACGCTATTAAATTTACTAGTAAATGCTCTTCCATTATTTACCCTCCTTATCTTTATTTGTGATTAAAATATAACCTTTTTTATTAACTGTTTTGGTTACTTTATATTTGTTATATATTTCTGAGTAATCTTCTTCTAGTTTTTTCGTATCAACAGTTGTTTTTTCATATGAACTTGGTGATACTTTTGTAATTTTTATATTATCAGTTTCAAATGAAATGATGTTTTTGGCTTCAAATAATTTGTATAATTCATCCTTAGCCTTTGTGTATTCTTCATTTATTTCACTAAGTTGTGTAAGTTGTTTTTCCAATGTAGTTATTTTATTAGATAATGTAATAACTTCTGTACCGTAGAAAATACTATTAAACTCCTCCTCAGTCATATTTGGGTTTTCTTTTAATTTTTCGCAAGCGTTTTTAAATGCTTCAATACGATTTTCAATTTTAAACCATTTATCTTTATTACGATAGATAATATGTTCTTCAATTCTGTTTTCATTGAATTCCAAATTAAAGTATTCGTCTCCAAATTCTAACTCATAATCAACACCTGTGTAAAAATCATCAGGTCTTTTATAACCTACAAGTCTACATGCTGGTTGGTTAAATGTTTCCATATAGAATTGACATTGTGCTTCATAATATACAACATCTAATTCTTTACCAAACGTTTTAACCTCTAATATTGGTATTTCAGTTAGTGGGTCAATTCCATCAGTATTACCTCGATATTTTCTATCTGTGTCTATAATGGTATCTTCGACATATTTAGCACCATAAGTACTATTAATATAATCTCTGATAGTAGGCTCCATTAGTTGCCCATATTTGGTAAACTGATTACCTTTAAATGTTTTAGGAATAATACCTACTTTTTCTTTTGCAAACTCAAATATTTTAGTTCCATATTTAGAATTTAAGCCTAATATACTTGGTAAATCGCTACCACCCACATATTTGTGTCTATCTACTGTTACATTAGGATTACTCATGGAACCCACTCTCATTTACTGCTTTTTTGATGACTTCATAAAGTTTTGTAGGTGCTTTGGTTTTTTCAAGTATTATATTTTCCAATATTGCAAGTGCGATTAACATAGTTATTCTATTACCCTCAATAGACGCTTCTGATTGTCCACTATCATATTCAAATTTTATACTAACCTTTCCATCATACGCATTACTTAATGCTTCTTTTAAATCATTTGTATTAAGAGTTTTGCTTTTTAATTCTTTTAACTTTTCTAATATCTCTTTTAATTCTTCTTTTACATTTTCGTCCATATTATAAATTCCTTTCTTTCCATAAGTTATAATTAAAATCTTTTTTATTATCCAAGGCTTTATAAATATCTGCCTCGATAGTATCATCAGTAACAAACTTATAAGCCGTTACTTTATTTGTTTGCCCATTTCTGTGGCAACGTCCATGTGACTGTTCAAATTCTACATAACTGTCAGTTGGACTGAAATAAATAATTATATTAGCGTAAGTGAATTCTACTGCTTCACTTCCACTTTTATAATTTGCGAGTGTTACTGTATTTTTAATTTTGTCCCACTCATCTTGCTTTGGGTAATTCTTATCTTTTCCGTTACATAAATATATCTTTTTGTTAATATTTTCCACCAATAGCGATAATTCCTCGTCATAGTTGTAGAACACTATCACATTTTCGTTAACATCGGATAAAAATTGCACCAAATACTCGATTTTATGCTCCAAATTAGTATTTAACCTTAACCCGTGTCTTAATTTCATCTGATTGTCATATAAAACATCATCATAAATACGGTCCTTTTTTATTTTTTTATATTTTGTTGATGGTTTGAAATGTATATCTTTAAATACTAATGGTGGTAAATCGTTTGCCTCATCTTTCGATAATCGTCTTGATATACTGTTCCACATATTTTTAAGTTTAGTTTCGTTACGCCATCCTAATATTTCAAGATAACCACGTTCTATTGTAGTAATTGCATTAGCGTTCATAAATTGAGTTTTATTTTTAGTAAGACCAAACATTTTGAAATAATTAATACTGTCCTCCCAACTGTTAGGCATTGGTGTAGCACTTAGTAATATAAAGCCACTTGCTATTTTTGTAAGATTATATCCAGCCTTACCCCATACACCACATGAATTTTTTAATCTATGACACTCATCAAATATTACAAAATAATCTTTATAATTTTTATAATTTTTATTTAGCATATTGTAAGTACAAGTTTCATACTCAATGTGTGGATAATGATTATCAATAGTACGTTGCCATCCACCCTCTTTTATTTTTGAGGCTGGGGCTACAATAAGTAATTTTTTGTCTTTGAAATATGTTTGATGATGGTGTAAACCCATTATTGTTTTTCCTGTTCCAGTATCCATATTGTAAATAAAGTTAGGTTTTACATGTTTGAAGTATTCTTGTTGATATTCATATAGTTTTATCACTTTATTAAATCAATCGCCTGTATAACTAATTCAATATCTTTAATACTTCTAGCAACAATTCCGTATCCACCCGCTTCATTTATCATTTTCAAATTAATATCTTGTAATGGACTTGTTTTACCCATTTCATTTTTTACCTCAATACCGATAAAATAACCTTTATAGCATGCGAGTATGTCGGGTACACCAACTTGACTATACTGGTTACCGTGGTATTTAACGTAATATGCTCCTTTGGATTTTAAATAATTCTTTATTTTATTCTCTATGTTTTTTTCTCTCATTATGATATAATTTAAGAGTAAATAATATTATTTACTGGTATCCCTTTCCTTGGTCGGTGTGTGGGATACTTTTTTTAAATAATTAATATTGATTTTAAAATAATCAACTACTTTTTCCATAGGAACTAGATTGTGTGGTAAATTATACCCTTGGGTTTCTAATTCAGTAGCAATCTCTTTTCGAATTTCATAGGCTTTGTTAATTCCAACACTGCCTATTATTTGAATATCTTTAGAACTAGCCCATTGTTTGCCAATAATATTTAATATTTTCTCGGCTTCCATTTCTTCCTCCTTTATCCTGCCAGACATTTTATTTTTCAGCGGTTAAACCGCCATCGTTGGGTAAAAAAATAATTTCTTCATACTTTAACCCTGTTAATTTGAGAACCTTATCTATGAATATAGCATCAGGAATTGTTTTACCATTCTCTATATTATAAATAACGTTTTCCGTAGTATCCAATTTATCTGCGAATTCTTTAGCGGATAATTTCATATTTCCTCTAATACCACGTACTGTCTGCTTCATCCTATCACCTCCTCAACTATAATTTCATATTATCACGGTTTAACCGCCATGTCAACAGTTTTTTTGTATTTTTGGCGAAAAAAACGCAATTTTTAACAAAATCTATTGTAATAATGGCGTTTTTTTCGTATAATGTAAATGTTGGGAGGCTATTATTATATGGATAATAAAAAAATTTTTGCTGAAAATTTTAACTATTATATGGATATAAACAATATAGATAGACAGAAACTATGTAAGGATTTAGGGTATAAATATTCCACTGTCCGTGATTGGGCTTTGGGAAAAGTATATCCACGTATTGAAAAAATACAAGCCTTAGCCGACTATTTTGATATTACTAAATCGGATTTAACTGAAAAAAAAGATGATTTTATTACTTCGCTAGATAAATCGTCTTTACTTACAAAAAAAATAATAAACTTTTCAAAAGATGAATTGGAGGAAGAATTATTAATTAAATGTACTATGTTAGAGAGTGAAAATCAAAAAAAAGTATTGGATATTACCAATTTGTATTTAAAAGAACAAGGTGATTATAAAGATGAATAAAAAATTAATTTTTACAATATTGATATCCCTATTCGTTTTAAGTGGATGTTCTCAAAATTCAAATGAAGAAGCAAAAGAAGAAACACTAAAATACGAAAAAGAAACGGAATGTACTTTGGCTAATTATACACCAGAAACTAATTCGGATGGAATAGTTTCGTACAGTTTTTCACTAACGTTATTTTATGATGACCTAGATGATAACACAACATATATGGAAAACAACTCGTATATAACGTTTAATTCATGGAATAACGCTAAAAAATATTATGATAATCACAAAGAAGAATATAAAGATTTGAATATGGAATTGGACGAGGAAAATATTGATACTGATAATAGAAGCGATATAACAATTTATAAAAAGGGAACTGAAAAAAATTCGCCTAGAACTATAATTGAAGAACAAAAAAACCAAGGTTTTACATGTAATACATATTAATTTAATTAGACAATAAAAAGAGCCAGTGCTCGCAACACTGACCCAACCCTATAATAAGGGGTACAATTAAAAAATCATCTGACAGGATAAATTCTTTTCTTGTACTCTCTTATTATAGCAAATTTAAAAAGAATTTACAATAATAGGAGGTAATATTATGGCAGTTCGTCAAGAAAAAAATAAAAAGAAATGGACTAAAGACGGTAGGACTTGGTTTTATGATGTTTATTATATAAACGAATATGGAGAACGCAAGGAAAAAAAATCTAAATTATATAAATTAAAAAAAGAAGCAGAAGACGCAGAACGTGAATTTTTAAACTCTATTGATAATAATGAATTCCGTAATAAAAATATAATGTTTACGGAAGTATATAAAGCATGGCTTGATTATAGAGTTAAACAATTGAAAGAAACAACGTTTTATAGTTTTGAAAAACGTACAGATAAGCATATATTTGCATATTTTAAAAGTTATAAATTACACGATATAAACATCAAAACACTTAATAATTGGTGTGACGATATGCTAAAAAAAGATATGAAAATTGATTATGTGAATAAAATTATAGGTCACCTACAAAATTTTTTAGACTTTGCAGTTGATTTTTATAATTTTGATATAAAAGTAAGTGCCTATCTCCAACCCTATAAAATAAGTTCGTCTGAACAAATAAAAAATAGTGAATGGAATTATTGGACGTATGAAGAGTGGAAACAGTTTATTAACGTTATAGATGATGAATATGACAAATTAATATTTAATTATTTATACTTCACGGGTTGGCGTATAGGAGAAGTTATTGGTTGGCGTTGGTTTTTGTTTGATACGAGTAAAAAAATGGCTAAAGTTAGAAAAGAGTTTACAACCAAGATTAAAAATAAACCATGGGCTTTGATAGACCCCAAAACCAAAAATTCTATAAGAGATACTGACCTTGATGACGAATTATTTGATATGTTAATGACACATTATAAGAAAGAAGAAAAAATATATGGTTTTAATGATGAAATGTTTGTTTTTGGTAATGTAAAACACCTGTCAGAAAGTACATTACGTAGAAAACTGAATAAATATATAGCCTTAGCAGGTGTTAAAAAAATCACATTACACGGGTTTAGACATTCTCACGTATCATTTTTAATAAATATACTAGATTTAGATATAAAAGAGGTAGCAGACCGTATTGGTGATACGCCTCAAGAAGTAGAAAAAACATATTATCATATGTTTCCTGAACGAAGAAATAAAGTTATAAATATGTTAAATGAGTTTAAAAAGTCGGAAAATAGCGAGGTAAAAGCGAGGTAAAAGATTATTGCATAATAAAACCCTTGAAAAACAAGGGTTATATTCTAAATGGTGGACCCTGATGGACTCGAACCATCGACCGTCCGGTTATGAGCCGGATGCTCTAACCAACTGAGCTAAGGGTCCATGCATCTGACTTTTATATAATAACATATTACAATATTTTATGCAATAATTTTTTAAAAATTAATGAAAAAATAAGTCTTTTTTTATTTGACTTACTTTTGTATCATATTTAACAAATTAATTTTAAACATATCTTTTTCTGAATGTTCTTTTGAAACCATTACACCTTTATATGTTACTAGTTCAGATTGATGCCCTTCGCTTAATATATCTTTTGGACTTAAGCTTAAAATAGTAATTGTTTTATTTGCTTCATTTACACGATAATGAAGTTTAGCATCACCATGGACTTTAGAAAATAATGCATCGGTTGGTAATTTCACTTCATAATAATCACCATTATCATCTGTTTTGGTTTTATCACCAATGATAGTTCCACCTTTTAAGGTTGGATAATATTCAAAATATAATTTTTTATAAGCTAACATATTATATTTTTTTAAAGCGCTTTCTAGCTTTTTGAAGTTGTTTTCATCTTCGTATTCAAATATATATTTATCTGCCAATGCCTTCACCTTCTGTCTATTTTCCTACTATATCAATAATAACATAATGAGTAACTCAAAGTCAAACATTTAAGTGTGTTTTCTTTACTCTTTACAGAAAAAATACACCTTGTGGTGTATTATCTAGTTTGTCCTGTTTGTACATAACCTTTATTTAATAATTCGTTATCGTTACAAGTACTCCATTTATAATCTTTTCCGTTATTTACATATTTACGATCACGATATTTATAATAAGTTATTTGTTTGTAAACTGGTTTTGTTTCATATTTTGGAACGGTTTTTGTACAATATCTTGCAGTAGTATATCTTCCAGCATTATCAAATTCACTACTACATTCATATATTACAGCCCCGTTGCTGTATGTTAGTTTTTTTGGAGTTTGTTTTTGAGTAGTAGTTCCTGTTTGTACTGTGGTAGTTCCTACTTGTGTTTTTTCTACTTTAGTTTGTACTTGTCTACTGTTTGAACTATTTATTTTTGTTGTGGTCCAATTAGACCAATTACCATAGTTTGTCCAGTATCCATCTGTTGCTTTTGAATACTCACATTCGTTAGCAATTTTATCATTCGTTTCTGAACTTGATGAATTTTCTTCATTTTCAGTTAATTTTTTTTTTTCGCAAACGTCACCTGTACAGTAATCATATGCACCAAAGTAACTGATTACATATTCTTCTTTATTATTACAAGCTAAGTTTACTTTTAATTTATAATCATCTTTATTGTTTGTAACTTCTATATATGATTTTTTAGCGTCACAAGTTTTTCCATTACTATCAGTAATTTGCGTTAATAAATTTTTATTTAGCATTTCTTCTAATGTCATTTTTGCATCTTTTTCTGGTAAATTTTTACCTACATAATAGCCTAGTGCGGCATCTTTCATTGTATTTATATTATTTGTAAATACTTGATTTTCTGAAATGCCTATTTTTTTATCTATTTGTTTGTTTATATATCCTTTTGTTGGAAATAACCAAATTACTAGAAATATAAATATAACAGCGAATAAAATTTTTATAATTAAATCTTTAAAAGCAAAATTACTATTGTTTTCGTTATACATGTAATATCCCCCTTACAAATGTTTAGTATTCTAACACAAATACTTTGTTTTGTCAATTTTAATCAAACAAAAAGACATATCTTATAGGTAATACCTGAAGCTATGTCTTTTGTATTTTTATTATTATGAGTATAGATATCTAGTATCTGTAGCTCTACAGTCTACAGAACTACAACTACTGTTGTACCATCCAGCATTTTTCCAAGAATCGCATCCATGGCTACTATCTCTACAGCTTTTATAACCACAGCATGATGAGCTTGTGCATGTTTTTGGTGCGCCTTGTCCATAACCAACACAATAGGCTCCGCCGTCATTTTCAGAACTACTACCACAAATTGAAGGACTAGAACCACATTTTATTACTCCACTTCCTGCTTCTTCGCAGCACCATTGATTACATGCGCCTTGATTATATCCACAACAACTACTTGTACATGTTGCAGCGCCACAAGCACTACTACTTTTATATACATATGCACTACATGTTTGCCTATACCATTGTTTTGTTTCCGACACTCCAACGCTACATGTATTTGAGTGTCCTGCATTATCTCTTACAGTATAGGTCTGAGATGATTTTACTCCAGTTTTTTGTGATGGGCAAGTAACTCCACTTGAAGGAGAAGAATCATTACAAGATATTGATACTGTAACACCATCGGTTGTTCCTGTATGACTTTTACTTGTACTGCAGGTTGGTGCCACTGTATCTCGTTTAATTGTTATTGTATTTGAACATGTATTTGTCCATCCTGCCACGTCTTTTATATATCCATAATATGTTGTTCCTGTTGTGTCTAATGTTTGTGATTTTGATATTTGGTTATCATAAACTGTTGAAGTACCTACACCGTATGCACTAATTCCTGAGCCTGGTGTAGCATCGCTTTTTGCTGATATAAATACATTTGGATTCCCTGATGGATACCATCCGTTTACTTTTGTTGCTCCTGACTCTCCTAATGAGCAAGTTGGTTTTACTGTATCTTTTCTTACTTGTGTTGCTAAATTACATTTATTTATGTTATGCGCTCTATCTTTTACATATCCATAGTATGGTGTTCCTGTTGTATCTGTTTTGTGAATTATACTATAGTTATAATCTTTTTTCTGTTTTGAATCAGTACCACAGTCAGAACTTGTCTTTCCACAATACTTACTATACGATGGCGTATTTGATGTTGTTAAATCATATTGGAATATTCCACTATGATCATCTTTTATGTTCATTTTTACAGTTACATCTCCTGTATACCATTCGCTACTTGTAATTATTTTTGCTCCACTTGTTATTATCGTACATGTTGGTGGGGTTTTATCTTCCACTTTCCACCATGTTTTTGGTTTTCCACCTGAATCACTATTTAAATAATTAGATACATTTCCTACTCTATCTTTTACAAAGAAATAATAAGTACCTTGTGATAAATATTCTGATACGGTTCCAACGCCTCCATAGGCTGGGAATCTTACTGTTTTAAAACATGGGTCGTCTGCTTCTGGTTTTTCTGGAGTTGTTTTTATACAATAGCCTCCAACTCCACTATGGGCATCTGTTAAGGTTAAGGTTATTAGGGCTTGAGCATGGTCATTCCAATTTCCTTCTTGTATTTTTAAAATTACTGGATTTACTATATCTATTTTTTCTACTTTTTCTTTCTTTTCTACTTCTGACTGACCTTTTATTGTTGCTTCGATTATTCCATCTTTATCAAATTTTATTTTTACTCTATTTCCATTTGGAACTGTTACTACCCCGCCATTATCTTTTTTATATGTACATGTATATTCTCCCCCACAAGTTTCTGGATAGTATATTGTTACTTCTTTTTCTCTTGACCATTTACTATTACTTGGGCTTATTACTATTTCAATGTTTTTTGATTTATATGGTTTACATTCTCCTTCACTTACACTATATTTTCTTGTTCCTTCTTTTGTTATTATTACTTCTATTGTGTAGTTATCGTCGTAGTTTCCATCTTCAACTATTTTCTTTACTGGGTCTACTAGTATTCCTGTATCTTTTAGTTCTTTTATACTTACGCAATATACACTACCTGGTATATTTGGATATTTATCTTTATCTAAATCTAAATATTCTCCTACGGCTTCAAATATTATATTGTTTTGGGTTTCTTCTACTTTGTTTTCTCTACTTTTTACTCCATTTATTATCAATGGAATTATTAGTAATAATAGTAATCCTATTATTACTATTACTCCTAGTAATTCTGCTAGCGTAAATCCTTTTTTATTCAT